TAATCTCTAAACCAAACTTTTGATATAGATCACCAGCTCCGTCAAATCCTTCTGGATTTTCAACGTATGCTTCAATCATATATGCATCATCAAACTTAGACGCTAAGTCTTCTCCAAACATATTATCACGGCCAACTAAAGTCCTAGGGATATAATAGACGTCTTGTCCATATATCTTTAAGGATTCTATAACCAGATCTTCGTAAACTGATTGCTCAGATTTTACGGACTGAGAGAAATATACATTTCTAGGCATTCTTTACCCCGTGTAAAAATCGACTGGCTGTTCCCAGTTCAATCTAATTTCTTCGTTTAATTCTTTAAGCTCTTCTTTAGCATCTTCTAAGATTTGTCTACCGTTGAATGTTACACCACCCGGCATTACCATCCCTTCAAACTTAGATAGGTTAGTTCCCCATTGATGTTTAATTAAAGCAGTTGCGTATCTTTTAAGAAAGTAATCGTTGTATACATCGGTATAAGTCTCAGGATCTAATATTCTATAGCATTCTACGACGATATACGATCCAACTACTACTTCTTTTGACCAATCCATATCAACTCTTAATTGATTTTTATGACGATCAAAACTTATATGCTTACCGTCTGGATCTGTTAAAATGTCTACTAGAGATAACCATTGCTGAGCCATTTCATACTCAACGAGAGAACCCATATAACCTAATGAATACAAATCGTTCAAATGCATTTGATATTTAATATCAAACATATTATTAGCTGCGATAGTATCTCTAATTGGAAACAATCTAACAACATCAGTAACCAATTCGGGTATAGTTATATACCCATTAGTTATATCAGCTGCAGTTACCGGATGCTTTAAAAATACCTTTTCAATTGCATCCGCATGATAATGTTGATATAGTTGTAGAGCTTCGTCTACTCTATCTTCAACTTGGTCTTCATCTACATTAATTTCAACTACAGGAGCACCAAGGCTTCTGAGGCAGTAATCTATAAATGTTTGTCTTGTATTTGGTTTTGCCATAGTACTATTTATACCTTAAGGTTTTTGAGGCCACACAACAGTATCCATAGAGATATATGTATCTGTAATATCTCGTAATGCTTGTCGATAGTCTATCTGTGCTTGAGTCATTGTGAGGTCTGAGTTTGCCCACCAGTCGGTTTCTGCAATTTTAATGTTTCGGAAATGACGGACTGTTTCTAAATCGGCCAGTGCTATCTCTTCGTCAGATAGCACTATTACGTCTGCTGAATCTATTGCAGCAATTGCTGCAGCTGCTATCTCTTCGGCTCGTGGATTTACATATTCTATTATGCCGTCTTCTCTTGTTCTTTCTATAAAATTATTCATTAGTAAACTCCCGAAGTATTAGCACTATATGAATATGTAAGTACGTCAATACTAAAATCTGTGTGTGATCTTCCTGATTGACAATACAAAAATCCTCCAGTATATGCGCCGCTTGTTTGTAGTACGATAACCAAATAATCAGGCGAATCTGATGAATAATAATAATTTACAATCCCTCCTGCATCACCCCAGTTGATTAGTCTTGGTGAATGAGGAGTAGCGGTCGGCCCGTAGGTGTAAAGGGTTACAGAGTTATGCACATTGGCACCAGAGTAAGTGTACCCATTATACTCAAATTTCAGCATCTTATGTCCTTGATGGGGCTGACTTGTTTTTATATGTACATATGGTTGACCAACTGCACCAAAGAATCCTAGATTTACTCTATTCCCAGCATGACTGCCGACAGTATATGCTTCAATAAGCTTACCGCTAGTGCTATATAAACCAGTTTCATTTAAATAGACACCCATTATTTAGCCTCCAATTCGTTAATTCGTGTTTTCAATTCTTTTATCTCTTTTATAGCGTCTTGCAAAGCAGCTACGATTACCGGGGTAATACGTCCGTAATCCATTGACATCATGTCCTCACCTTCAGGATCGCCCGAGACAGCTTCTGGAACGATGTCCAGCATCTCTTGAGCAATGAAGCCGTGAACTGTGTCTGCCTCTGGGTCAGATTTCCAGCCGTGCGTGACAGGGTTCATCGCCATCAGCTTGTCTGTGCCGTCAGTGATGGTTTCGATGTCTTTCTTTAGGCGACGGTCAGAAGTGGTAGTGTAAGTTGTACCAGTTGTAGAAGATTGAATACTTCCCACATCGGCATTACTGTGACGTACACGGAAGTGTAATCCATTAGAGCTACCGCCACTTTCAATGTTCCAGTCAGCAGACTTGTCGAGCATGATTCGTCCAGCGTCTAACTGAATTACGTTAGCACCTGCACTTGTTCCACCGATACATACAGTATTACTGCCAGCGTTAACATGTAACATGTTAGCGTTGCCGTCAGATTCAACTCGGAAGTTTATATCTGCACTATCTTCGTTTACTACAATCTCACCTGCTTGGAACAGTAGACCATTATTAATGGCTCCTGCATCGCCAGTGCCATAACCCAACATAAGCTTCGCACTGTTATTACTTGATATACACGTATAGGCAGTACTATCGTTTCTCATAGACATTAGGCTAGTGCCTGCCCTCGAGAGAGAGAATATGGTATCTCCGTTGGAGTTAACTCTCATTACCTTACCACCCGTAGGTGAGCTAGTCCCATTACCCACATCAATTAAGTAATCAGGTGTACTTGTGTCAATACCAAGCCGATTATTTCCACCATCTACGAAAAGCATGTGTGTATGCGCATCTGACTCAACACGGAAGTCTCTATCTAACCCTCCTTCGTTAAAGACTGCTCCTGTGTCGCCATTGAATTCGGCAATAGAAGCAGGGCCACCACCTCCAGCTGTGCCGCCAATTATCTTGACGTACCTTGAGCCTCCAAGATTTGCGGAGTATGAGTTAGCCGCAATTACTACGTTTCCATCTGTACCGTCAGTGCCTATGTAGCCATGTGTGTAGGGGCTGTTACCTATCGCAACCCCCTTATCTAAAACTAAATCATAAGTACGAGTCGAGCTTCCGTTTAAAACTGGGATGGCTGACGAACCCATAACGACTTTATTACCACCACCATCAACAAACAGAGCATGAGTGTTAGCGTCAGACTCAACGCGGAAGTCAGCGTCTATACCACCTTCGTTGAAGACTGTATGGTATCCAGCAGCAGGGGTAGTTGTTACACCACCGCCAGAAGTAAACTCTATATTTCCAGTAGCTAGACCAAAGTACATATTAGAACCACTGGCTGTCGCTGTGTTCTGGATTACAGACCAGTTGTTGTTTGAACCGTCTTTGTCATTTCTAAGAGATAGACCTTTGCCTTGGAGGTTTAGATCTGTATTGTTGGTGTACCCTATGCTTCCAATTGAAACACGGTTATTACCACCATCAACAAACAGCATATTGGAGTTTGTGTCAGATTTAACTCGGAAGTCAGCGTCTACACCATTTTCGTTAAATACTACATTCTGCCCAGCTAGAGGATAGGTAGTTAAATCTCCCCCCACTCCCAAAGTCATTCTAGTTTGAGAACTGGTTTGGAAATTCATATCGGCTGACGAAGAATTAGATGTGATATTAAAATCACTACCGTCAAACGAAATATTAGCGTTACCTGAAGAGGCTGTGGGGATGTTTATATAGCCATTGTTGCCTGTTTTTATGCCATGGTTAAATATCGCTGTACCTGCATCTGACATATCCAAAGTGAGGGCTGTGATGATTCCTATTCCTGCATCGTTGCCTTGGAATATAATGTCTTTATCGGAAACCTGAGATTTAATTATAAAGTTATCCGAAACATTAATTCGCCCTCTATCTCCACCCCCGTCTTTGAATACTATATCCCCACCATCAGCATCAAGAATAATATCTCCTGCAACGTCTAGTGTTAGGTCGTTGGCACTTGAAATCTCTCCGGCACCGCCGTTATGATATATCTGCATATTATTACCAGGGCCGAGCTGTAATTGTGACCCCGCAGTATTAAGTGCTAAGCTGCCTGCAATACTACCATTACCAGTAAAAGCAGGTGAAGCAATAGGAGCTTTTGTCGCTAATGCCGTAGTAAGAGTAGTATGGTAATCATCATCATCGTTGATTGCTGCAGCCAATTCATTAAGAGTATCTAATGTGCCTGGAGCTCCTCCGATTAATGTAGTAAGTTCTTGTTGAACAAATGCTGTACTTGCCGCTGCTGTAGTATTAGTACTTCCAGCCGCAGTTGCGACAGTAACAGTCTTACCCGTTAAATCCATTGAAGTATGTAACTTTGCATGAGTTATATTAGCGTCAGTTATTTTTACTGTAGTTACTGCATCATTCGCAAGTTTTGCGGTTGCAATACCTCCGTCCGCAAGAACGTCTCCAGTAACTGCGCCGGTTTCTATTAAACTGCCTGGTATTTTTGTAAGTGCCATACTACTATTTATACTCCGTTAATTTCTATATCTGCTTCAGTATGAATATTTTTTCTATCATAATAAATTTGTCTTTCTTCTTCTATCTTAGCCCAAAACCTTACATCGACATCACCAAGTAATTCTTTAATTATTTTCTCTTCAGTCGTCATATTCATTTCTCAATCTAAGTAATAACGAGCATAACCTTTAACTGATGTGTATGCTTGAGTATGTTTGTTAAATACTATTCCCCATATCCAAATAGTATCTGCAGATGAATCGATTGCATCTGTTATTGGGTAATTTAAACTATGTGTTTCGCAAAAATCTTTCATTAATTCTGTTGTACAATATACGTATGCATCTACAAAATCTGTTGTGGTTCCATCAATCTTATGCGTAGTTGCAAAGAACGATGAAGGTCCTACTGGTAATGCTGGCATAGTAATATCAGGTAAATCTATTCTTACGCATTTAAACCACACTTCATTAGTTGTCAAATCAAATTTAAGGCCGTACCACTCTTTAAAGTTAGAGCTATTATCTGCTGTTTTTGTGACACCATAAGAAGCGCATAATTCAGTTGATGGTTTTATGCCGAAATCATACCAACTAATGCTATTGTTAGTATAAGGTTCTCTATAAGCTCCGTAAGACCCTGCACTATTAAATGTACTTCTATTCCAATTAGCATGATCAGGAAAAGCAGACTGTAACTGATTCACTAAAGCTGCACCTTGGGATTGACCTATAGTATAATCTTGTCTCACCAATGTTCCAGCATTAACATAAACATCATCTCTTATTTGAGTTATTCTTAATTTATACATTTCTGTTAAAAGCAATGCAGCATCAATTTTTAATAATAAATCTAATTCAGACTCTTCTGCTATTTTTAAAACTTCATAATAATTGTCGCCTTCAGTATAACACGCATACTCTAAGCCGTCATCTGGGTCGATTCTTGTAGTATAGTTATAGTTAATCATGACCAAGTCACCGTCTTTGTCGCGCCAACAGTTGTTCCATAACTATTAGTACTTGTGCTCCAATTCCAAAAAGTTTTACCACTGCTGCCGCTACCAGATGCACTATAAGAGGCATAAGCCCGCGGAAAGTTTAACCCATTAACATTCATCGTCGTCCAACCACTATTGGCTCTAATTCCGTGCATACCAAACTGAATATTGTTATTACTCCAGTTTAGAGATGCAATGTTTCCACCAGCATAAATGTTTGAAGTTCCATCACTACAAGATCCTTTATTCCAAAGCCAACCATCAAAACCGTACATTG